GCGTATTTTACCGTCGACAACTTTCTCGGCAAACTCGCAGCGAATGCCAAGTGGAAGAATAAGCTGGCCAAAATAGCAGCATGGACCGAAGACCATCCCTTGTCGAGCGACATCCTTGACATTCTGCTCCATTTACTCACATCCATTGGCATAGCAGTGTGGGAAGAGACAGTCAAGCACGTGAGCCCTGTTGCCAGGATCAGAGCTTTGATTGGAGCGGTGTGGGGCGTGGCCGAAGGCGTCATGGTCATTTATGACCTCGGCTTCACCTGGAAGCGCTTTGGAGGATTAGTCATGCGTGGCGTTATTCATGCGGTTCTCGCCATCATTCCCCTTCCGGCCGCCATCGTGGTACATGCTTTCTTCGACTTTGTCGCTTTTCTGCTGGATTTTCCCTTGGGCCTCCCTGGTCAGATGGCACCTACAGCGCCAGTGTCCCGTAGAAGTGGATTGTTCAATAGAATCCGCGCCTTTGTTCGCCGCACAGCACCGCGTGAGGATGATGAAAGCGTCGAGGCAGCGCTTGAGCGCACGCGAACTGAGCTGCATCTTGGAGATGGTTTTGATCTGACCAAACTCGAGCTCGTGGGCAATCACCCCCTTCGAGCACAAGCCAACTTACCTGACAGTATTCCCGACAGACTGCGCGTTACCGTGGATGGCACCGTGGTCAGCGATGACGAGTGGAGAGCCCTGTGTGAGGAAGTCGACGACATTTACATGATGAGTCGCAACGTAGCCCCGCCTCGAGTCTTGGCGTTCCCAAACGACATGGACAAGACCATGGCCATGACTAGCAACCACCCCCTGGTCATGGCAGAGGTAGCCGAGCAGAGAATAAGCAAAGTGCCAAAGTACGAGTACTTTGCTGAGAGCCATCGGATCGTCAGGGCGTTTCAAGACTTAGCCTCCAACCTCAAGAACCAAGGCTTCGAGTTTTGGCCCCTCACAACCTCTCAGCAGCTTGACAACATCCTCAATGCCAACAAGAACAATGCCTGGAAAATTGGCATGATCCATTCATTGGCCATGTATAGGCAGAAAACAGGTCCAGGTGAGATATTCTCAAAGAGTGAGATGCTCAAAATAAAAGGGGTCATCAAGGACGCTCCAGACTGTTTCACGAAGACACGTCCCATCTACAACTTGTACCCTGGGGCCTACGTTGAAATGGCCGTGTTCAAACCGGCGAAGAAATGCCTCGGGCAAAAAGCGATCCACATGCTAGGACCTGAAATTAGTCCGTTGCATGACATCAAGGTGGACGCATGTTTCATCGAGAAGCCAAAGGATGAGACTATAACATCATCCATTGATGACTGCTTCGCCTCGGGAGCTGACATGGCCATTTCCCTTCATGGTGACGATTTGGCATTCCTCGTCAACAGTAAGGTCCATTGGCATTGCATGAGCGACGGCGACCTGGTGATGGCGGATGGGTCTGAAGGAGAGCTAGTCCAAGAGTGCATTGCAAACACTACTTCATCTCTGTGTGGCGATGATCCCTACGCCAGGGACATGGTCGACTATCACCTCGAACAATTGGGACGGGCACACGAGCAGAAGGTCAAATCTAGTGCTTCCAACCATAAAGTGGTGTTGACCATAACTGGCAAGAAGCAGACCATTACCGGTGAGCCAGCCACAGCATATAAGCATGTCGTCACTGCTCTTGCTACTCTCACCACTGCGAGAAGCCTTTACGAAAAAGGGCGTCATTTGGTGGCGCATCTGCCATTGATTCTCAAGCTCCGTTATTTCGCTTTGTTGACCTGCGCGGCCGCCGCTTCTCATGGAATGGAACTCCTTATGCCTGACTGCCACGATTTTGAGCCAATACCTTTGGATGAGTTCGGGGCGCCACCTGAAAATTGGGCGTTTGATGACTTGTGCACCACAACCCACAAGTACCTTTTGGAACACCATGCGTGGCCCACTATTTGCACCTTTCTTGGTGGGGCCATGGTCCCGTTTGACTACGTGGACCGCTCACGCTTCGTTATCGGCGCGAAGTTGGCCATGGCAGACTATTATTGGGTCAGCCTAGGAGTCCTCAAGTCGATGTACATGCCTCAAGGCGTCCTGAAGTTGTCGAAGGACGACACCGTCGTTGATGAGGCGTTTCGTTGGGCGAACATAGTGTCAATGCAGTTAGGTGGATGCCCCGCCGCGTTGACTTTCTCGAATATGGCAAGACTCTATTACGAGAGAATGGATCAGACCACTTCGATTTTCGTCCAAACAGCGGTAGCAGCACGCTGGCAAAAATATGCTCTTGACCACAAAATACACGTGCCAGAAACTGGCAACTCTTACGTCCTCACCTGGGTTGGGTGGGAACACTCTCTATTGGCTCTATGCAAAGATCTTTGCGAGCCGCAAACAGTCAGACACATGGTAGCTGAATTCCGAGCAAAAGCCGAGTCTGACACATTTGATCCTGAGCTTCTTTTGTTTAAAGAAAGCTGGGAACCTTTATTCATCAGCAGGTTCGGTGAGAAGCCGACTTTGCTCGATGACTTTGCCTAGAAGACC